AGATGGTCTATGACTGTTGGTCTACTAAAAGATGCGTTGAAAGGTGAAGGTGCAGAATGAGTAGTAAGGGATTCAAAAACTTAGTTTGGTTCATGGGTATTGTTGAAGACAACGGTGATCCACAAATGCTTGGTCGTGTTAAAGTAAGATGTTTTGGCTTCCACACAGAAGACAAAGAACTTTTGCCTACTGACGATTTGCCTTGGGCGTATATCATATCAGGGACATACAATAGTAATGTCACAGTTCCGCAACTCAACTCTTGGGCTTGGGGGTTCTTTATTGATGGTGAATACGCTCAACAGCCGATGTTGATCGGCACGATGCTTGGTATGCCTACACAAGCAACTCTTCCAAGTGAAGGGTTCTCGTCTGGCAGCCAAGCATTACCTGCTTGTGATCTAAATCAACCAGACATCTCAAGACTTGCTCGTGGTGAAAACTTAGATCAAACAAGTGTTGCTGCTAAGAATATCACAGCGATGCCTGGTATCGAAACGGCTGACGGTTCAAGTTGGTCGCAACCTTCTTCGCCATATAGCGCTTCTTATCCAAACAACTGGGTCCACGAAACAAAATCAGGTCATGTGTTTGAGTTAGACGACACGCCAGGCGCAGAACGAATCAATCTATATCATACTGCAGGTTCGTTTGTCGAAATGGATGCTCGTGGTACGATGGTTGTCAAAAGTGGCGGCAACATGTATATGATCATCGAAGCAAATGGTAATGTTTACATTGACGGCAAGTATACTGTAACTGCGACAGGAGATATGTCGCTCTATGCAAAGAATGATATGACTATCAAAGTAGATGGTAATATGAAAACAAATGTTCATGGTAACTATGAGTTGAATGTAGCTGGGTATATGCACACGAATGTTGGCGATGCAATTCGAACTCGTGGCTTGAAAGTTGCACTTGAATCACAAGACGACTTTGATATCTTTGCTGGTAGAGAGTTTCATTTGGGTGCGCCTATTGTAAGTTTGAAGAGTGCTGATGATTTATATTTGAACTCTACATCTGGCAATATTGAAATCAAAGCAACAGCAAACACAAATATATATGCTGGTGTTGATGCAAACGTGAGATCAGGAGAGCAAGTAAATCTACAGAGTGCTACTATCAATGTGAATGCTTCTGGCACAGTTTATATTGATAATCTGGTAGACATGGCCGATGGTAATGCTGGAGATGCTGTTATTGCTGCAAATGGTTTGAACGTAAACAGAACGGAATTAGAATCTACAGATGTGCCAGATAAGAAGTCGCCTGTAAAGAAGACAACTGTTGCTCCAGAAGCAGGTGGCGTTGATTTTGTTGATGATAGTGCTGAACATGGACCACGGTAATGGCGTATAATAAGGATAAAGAATAATGGCTGCTCTGATAGATTGCAACTGCAACTCGCCCACATGTGATTGCTGCGTAAACAAACCAACTACCGTTCAAACAGCAACCACTACGCTGGTTACTCCAACTTATTTTAATGATAAGTCATATTCTGGCTTGACAGACGAAGAAATTCGTGCTAAAATAGATATACCTCTTGATGTTTCGGCTACATTAACACTGTTCAATGCTAATATTATCAACAATGCGGTCTTTGATAAGACAGACTTTCCTTTTGTTCAAGAAAGAATTGCACAAGGTCCAATCTCTCAAACAGAATATAGAGAATTTCTTAAAGATTACAATTACACGGTTGACACCCCAACCACAGAAGGCACTGCTACAACAACAATCAAAAACAATCCAAGAAAGCATATGGAACACTTCAATAACTTTTTGAAGTTGACGATTGCTGGTGTTGCTGTCAGTTCTATCTGCCAGTTTTTATCTGATCCATTCAATAAAATCAATGACACGTTATCTCAGTTCTCTGGATTTCTTGGAGGCTTCAAGTCACTCAAAGATTTGATTGGTGGTCTTCAAAATCCACTTGATGCTATTACGGGCTTCGCTCTTGGAGTATTTCCTGGATTTCCACCAAGCCTTGATGATATTCAGGCTAAACTATCTGCGTTGTCTATAAAAAAGTTTGCTGATGGTCTTATCGCTTCTGTCGCTGATATTGTAAACTCTATCAAAGATAAAATAGCAAACATTGCAGAGTCCGTTGGTAAAGAGATTGCAAAGATTATAGGCTTACAGGGAAAAAACAAACTAAGCATCAACGCATGGTTTGCTAAACAGTTTGCTAATATTCAAAATGCTTTGTCTGAAGGTAACATTGCAAACCTAACTAAAAACATCGCATCTACTATCGCACAAGCTGCAAGTGGTCTTATTAAGTTAACACTTGGTGCAATCGAAAAACTACTATTCTTATTTTGTAAAATGGCAACACAAGTTGAAAATGGTTTGATGGCTCTCTTAGATCCAGTTCAAACTGCGGCTGATAGAATTGCAAACACAACTGCTTCGCTTGCAACTGGTTCTGGTGATGCTACAAGAAATGCTGTAGAAGCAGGTCGTCCAGTCGTAGAGCCAACAGCACTTGCTGCACAGTGTCAAACATATGTTGATGCTGTCAATGCTGGCGGAACAAATTCGAGTAATCCTGCAAACCCATCTTTTGAAGCAGGAGATAAAACACCAATTAT